AAATGCCATACAGCAAACCCTGTCGAACAGAGTGGATCTATTCCAGTTACTTATGCAATACTTACTGGAAATCAAATAATGGATTGGTATATTGCAATGGGTGCTTCATTGCATGAAGTTGATGATGCAACTGTTATTAATAATATGCCATCTGATTTGGTTTGGAATCCTATCAATAGCAATCCGAATGTTCGTGTTATAGTAAATGGTAATAGTACATTTATTTTACATCCTGTTAAACAAAAAAATAACTGGTATGTTGGATATGCAATAGAACAAGTTGTTAGTATAGGTCAAGGCAATGCTGTATATCGTTATCATCCTAATACTAATTCTTCAACTATTTGGAATAATGATGATAGTACCATAATTGCAGATTTAAGAAATACAAGCAAATTCAATAAAAAAGCATGGTAGATTCTAACTGAATAAATATTGGAGTCTACTATTATAACTAATAATCAACTTTAATATTTATTCAATATGGCAACAAAATCGCAACTTAAAACTTATTTTGAAAAAGGTGATATACCTACTTCTACACAGTTTGGTGAATTGATTGATAGTTTACTTAGTGTTCCTTCAGAAGATACTATGGATCGACCTAATCAAAATTTATTTTTTGGTAATGGTGAAGAGAATCCATATATGCAAGGTATTCGAACTATAAGCAAAGCTAATAATACTAATGTTGTAAATATGTGGATATTTACAACACATAATGTTAATGATGCTAAATTAGCAATTCCTATGTTTATACTCGCGCGATCGAGTACTACAAATCCAAGTTTATTACCTACTACTCAAACTTTAAGATATTGTATTCCTAATAAGGTAAACATTGATGATTTTGTTAATGCAGCTCTTGATTGCAATGCATCAGCAGATTCTGAACTTATGATTCAATTGAATACTTGGGAATTTAAACCTTTTGAAAAAGAAAATGCTGGTAATCATTATATATTAAATGTACTTACCAATATATCAGGTACATTTTCTAGTTTTAAATTTGATTTAGCTGATGTTAACATTGGTGGTACAGTTAAAACATTACCTGTTCGTTTAGTTGGTATAATTGATAATGATACGAGATTAACTGTGATAGGTATATATAATATTAAAAATGGTGTTAACTGGAAAGAGTTTGAAAATGCTTGGAATAATGTTACTAGATTATTAAAGGTTACAAGTGGAACTGTAACAAGTACTAATGCAATAGTTGTTACTCGTATTAATACTATTAAAGATAATTATATGATAAAACAATAAGTCATAAATATAAAAATCATGAAAAAGGTCTATTGTAAATTCTTACCATTCAAAGGATATTTATGTATGACTTTATTATGGTGGTTAATAATTCGTACTGAATATAAAGATAAAATAACTTCTACTGTTGAACGACATGAATCTATTCATAGTTACCAGCAAGTTGTTTTATTTTTATTCAGCCTTATTGTAAGTATCATATTAAGTCTTACTACAAATTATTCTTGGTGGTGTTTATTATTAACTCCGATTATTCCTTTAATTGCTTACGTTATTAGTTGGATAATTGAAATTATATTACCTCCTTATAATCGAGCTTATAAGGATATTTGTTTCGAAGGTGAAGCACGAGCTTTGGAAAGTGATGAAGATTATAAAAAGAAATTGTTTCCTTTTAGTTTCTTAAAATATATTCCAAATAAGAAATATGGTGGTCGATGAAATTAATGAATGGTAAATGGAACAACTCGTAGAACATTTTGTTGAGTTATTCAGTACTCATTTCGATTTATCATTTATGCTTTGTGTGAATGTTTTAACATACATACTCATTAAAGTAATAGATGATATTAATGGTGATAAATCTGTTGGCACATGGACTAAACGACTGGTTATGCTAATTAGTTGTTTTGCTATTGCCGCAGGATATATAACAGGTGGATATGAAAATACTACAATTCTTATTAATTCTGCTATTCTTGCACCAGTTGCTTGGAGTTGGATATTCAAACCAATTCTAAAAAAGATTGGTGTTGATTATAAGAAAATTGATAAAACTACTAAAACTAATTAAGTTATGGCAAAAGTAACTCGTGGTGCTGGTACGGCTGGCATTAAATCTGGTGATGTTAAGAAGATTAAGAAAGGTTCTAAAAAGAAATAAAACACTATGGCAAACTTTAAGCACAAAGTGTTCTTATTAATTGCTAAATGGATACCCGTAGCTGTTGCTGCGGGTATTCTGATTAATAATACACTTGCAATGTTGGATGTCAAAGATGTAATATTAGATTTATTTGATATTACTGTTGGTAATTCGTTAGCTTTCGTTATAATGATGTATGCTTGTAGTTATGTATTTAACTTTTGTTATTGGCATAAAATTGTTATAACTTATGACCTATTTGTGCTATTATATATTCTGCTAATTCGTTATACTAATATTGGTGAATGTAGTGACGGTTTATTACTTACAATTCATTATATTCTTGCAGGTATATTTATAGCACTAATTTGGTATGTTAAGAAAAGGTGTAAAATTACTGATTAAAAAGATGGTGGATTATAAGAAAGCTCTTGTAGCAATTCTCGAAAATACTCTTGAGAATGTTAATGCTGGAAATACTAATATAACTGAGGAAGAAGCTTCTGTTATTATAGACCATCTTACAATGCTCAATAAAGGTGTAGCTACTGTTTCAAAAGCTTATGCTTGTGAACATGTTCTTCATATTACATCTAATAAATTTGATTATCTTGTCAGAAAAGGTATTATTCCTCACAGTCGTAAACGTTTAGGATTTAATGAACTTAGTTGGGTTCTTAAAGATTTAGATGAAGCTAAACGTTATTTGGCTAATAATAATGATCAATAACCTTTTGCGCTTGTAAATCCCGTAATCTTAATAGGTTACGGGATTTTTCATATCCTTATATTATTGGAGATATTAGTTGTAAGTTTGTAGTGTAGTCGATTACTCTATCATTTAATAACAAACAAACTAATATCAATAATTGTATGAAAATGATTGATACTGAAACTGGCCATGAGATGGTTGAAGTTTCTGGACATGACAAGAAAGAGTATGCTTCAAAAGGCGTTGCAGGTACTGGTCTTGGACTTGGTATTGCTGGTACGGCTTTATGGTTGTTAAGCGGTGGTCTTGGCGGTGGTTTATTCGGAAACCGTGCTGGTCTTGCTGGTGCGGCTGCAATCGGTGCCGAGGGTATTGCAGAGAAAGAAGATAAGTGTGAACTTATCAATGGTATGTGGACTTTGGCTTTCAATGGTCAAACCGCTCGTTTTAATGACCGTCAGACAATCAATGCTGAAATGTTTGGTCTTTATAAGAGTCAAGTAGATGCAGACTTTGCTCTGTATAAAAATCAGCGTGATGGTTTTGATGTTACTAATGCTCGTGTTGGTGAGCTTGAGAAAGAAGTAGCTGTTCTTCGTGCTACTCGTCCTTATCAGGATGCTCTTATTCAAGCTGCTATCGCTCGTGTTGCTGAACAAGCTGAGTTTAATCTGTTCCGTCGTACTTGCCGTATGATTTCTGGTGAAGTTGTTCTTCCGAATACTCCTACGGTTACAGGTTATGGTTCGTATGACCCTTGCGCTTGTCGTGCGACGACACCTGCTCCCTCTGCTAATTAATCTACTCTTTCTATTCGAGAGGTATTTCGGTATAAAAACCGAAGTACTTCTCCTTTTCAATTAAATCTTACAATTATGAATGGCCCTACATTTAATATTGGATACGACCCAATTCTTTCAAATCCTTTTCCTCAAGCTGTTGATTATACGAGAGAAATTGATGAACGAGTAAAATATCTTCAAGCTATTAAAGATAAAATGGCTGGAAGTAATCAACAAACTAATTCACAAAAAGATTCTTTATGGACAGCTATTGATAATGAAATTGGTAGCTTAAATGAAGAACAACGAAATATATTATTTAGTGATACTAAATATATCCAAATAGATACTCAATTAAAACAACTTGTTCAAGAAGCACTTATTAATTCTGTTAAAGGTGTAATTGAACAATCTCAAGTTGGTAAAGATTTACTTACACAGCAACTTAATTATGTTAAGTCGAGTAAGAATGCAATCATAGCTGAATCTAATAAGAAATTAGAACTATTTAAAAAGTTCCAAATTGCTGCTTCAGCTAATCCCAATCTTACTTATAAAGAATTTTGTGAATCTATAAATAAATAAACTATGATTAACAAAGATAATTTAATTGAGGAAATTCTAAAATTTATCAATACTAAAATAGCTGATATATCAAGTAATAATCCTTTATTTGATATTGTTGCTAAACCTTATATATCAAAAGTTATAACTAACAATGTTTCAAAATTAGATAAAGCTTTATCATTAATTGCAGATGATAAAGGTATGGTAGATGCAGACGGTTTACTTACTGATATGATTGACCGATTGATTGTTTCAAAAGCTAATACAATTAATGGTGTAACTATTGATGAAGGTTCTGTAAAAATCACTATTCCTTTTATGAATAAAACTGTTATTTTCGATAAAGATGACTTTAATGAATTAAAAACTAATATTGAAAATTATGAAAAATCTAAATAAGTTAATGGAACATTATAAGCAGACTGTTCGTATAGATGCTAATAATGCTTGGGATATTATATGTCATTTCAAAGAAGCTGTTTGTGAAAATACTAATGTTAGTGAAGAATCTTTATTTGAAATAATGAAAGATTTTCATGAGAAATTAATTGGTAAACATTTCACTGAACCTTATGCTTTATATCAAGTTTCTCAAATGTATCATACTAATAATAAAGGTATTAAGATTGATGCTCCTTTATTTAGTATTGAAGCTACTAAAAAGATTTATGATAGGAGAATACGTCCGTTAAATAAGGATGTTACTATATGGGATGTATATGTAGCTCTTAATGCTCAATACCACGATAATATCAATCTTTATGAGAAATGGTTTCCTAATGCAACAAATAATGAAATCGAAGATAAAATCATAGAAGCAACTATTAGTAATTGGTTCGAAGATGAAGATGCAAGTAGTGATAAGGTTTGGGAATATTTTAGGGTTATTTAATGGGCTATTGTAATTTGTTTGGTAAGACGTGCTATTAGATTAGCACGTCTTTTTTCATGTAATTACGGCTGGAAATGGGGGATTTTAATGTATATTTGTTAGTAGCCCAATATAATATACCTATTAATATTAATCCTCTTATACGCCTATCTATGTTCGATTATACAGCTATTATAGTAGCTATAATAACATCCATAAGTACGATTGCTGGTATTTATCTAAAAGAATGGTTATTTCCTAAATGTAGAGAACAAAAACTTACTATTGAAAAAAGTAATTGTTATATAGAACTTGATAAGATATGTGCTTCTATTCGAGATACTATTCATGCTAATGCTGTTTATATTGCTTATTTTCATAATAGCGGCCATTTCATTAATGGTGTAAAAATGGATAAATACACTGTTGTTGGTGAAGATTATGATTGTTGTGTAGTATCTTATAAGAAATCTTTTAAGGATGTTCTTGTTAATAATTTTCCTTATTTATTTCATAATCTTCTTGTTAGAAATCGTCATTATTGTAATGATGTTAGTAAATATAAGTTTCAAGACAGATGTTATAAAGATGAACTTGAAAGTAGAGGTATGAAGTCTGCTTATACTTTTCTTATTAAAGACCCTATTAAAGAAACACCTATTGGTTTTATTTCTCTTGAATATAATATCGTAGAAGGATTTAATCTTGATGATGAAAAATATATTTGGAAAAAACAAAATACTATTGCTAATCTTTTGAATCTAAATAAGTAAGATATGGGAACACTTAATCAATATGCAGCTCGTATTGCAAACATGGTTAATCAACCTAATAATCACGAACTTAAAGAACGTGTTAAGGATATGATTAAAACTATGTTTGCAAATCGTATCCGACAAAGCGTTGAGAAAAATGGAATAGATGATATTCTTAAACTTACTTTTATTGCTCCTATTGAAGAGTTGAAATATAGTGATATTCTTCCTACTGAATATCGAGTTGCTAATAAAATTAGATTGTTAGGAACAAAGTACAAAGTTCCTACACCAGTGCGCATACAAAGTGATGCGCCTTTTGCGTTTGTAGGTGATACTGTTGGTAATGGATATATGTATGAGAGTTCTATTACATCTCTTAAACTACGTCAAAGTGGGCGTCCAACCTGCTCTCCCACCGGGTATCCACGAGCTTATATTATATTAAACGGTCATATAATTATTGCTGAAAAAGTTGGTACAAAAGATATTGATGATAGACGACCAATTAATGAAGTAATGATTACAGGTATATTTGAAAATCCTGATGAAGTTCTTTCGTTTTTTAAGAATGAAGATGGTCAAGATATTGAATTACCTTTACCTAATGATATGCTTGAAGGTATAATTCAAGAAATACTTAAAACTGAATTTGGTATTTACCCTCAAGATTTGGATATTAAAACAAATAATAATAATCCTACTATTGCTCAACGTGGTAATGGTCAAGATTAACATCATGTTTCTATCATTATGGCTGATAACGAATATTATTGGAGAGATTTTGTTAAAGAAGTTCAAATACAACTTAATTCTTTAATTAAACAATTACATCTTGCTTATGAACGACGCAATGATTGTATTTATAATATCAAAGATAATCTTGCTAAATATCAAGAAGCCGGTGTTGATGTTTCAGTAGTATTCGATATTGATAATCGTAGTAAGATTTATTTTAATAAGAAACAAGATACTCTACTTGGTACTAAACTAATGAGTTATATTCGTAGTTATAATTACTTAGTTTATGAACGTCTTGATAAACTTGATGATGATATAGAAACTCTTGCTGCTCTTAAAGAATTACCTTCTGAAATGTATATTTATATGCAAGATGAAGTTAATAATGAGATAGCTAATTTATTATGTAAAGGTAATAATTATTCTTTTGGTAGTTCCGTAGGTTACGTTTATGTTTACTATAAAAAGACAATGCCCGGAGATGTATGTAGTGTTGTTAATTGGGGTGCTACAAAAGACTTAAAAAAGAAATTGTTAGAACAAGGTATTAATATACGAACTGCTGATAATCCAAATGGTATTCCTTATTTTATATATTATGATTATGACTGGTGTATAAAAGCTATATATCATAAAGTCAAAGGTCGAATACCACAAAGTGTCTATTATAAATTCAAATTTGGTCACACAAGTAGTGCTTATGAAAATGGTGAAAAAACTATTGACAGAACACCTTTTGCAATGAAAGGCAAAACTGTTGATGAAATTGCAACAAATCGAAGACTTAATTGTTTCAATAAAATTCTTGCAATTTGTTTTAATCATCCTGACGAAGCTATTAAACTATATCGAAATAATCTTCCTAAACAAAATAATGCTTTATGATTGATAATAATATATTCATTAGTAGTGCTACATTAATTCCAGATATGTATAACGATTATAATATACAAAGTGATGATTTTGTAAGTCGTTTTCCTATTTGGGTTGCAAATGCTTTGGAAGAGCTTAAATTTATTCAAGCTTATGTTAATGTAGAAAAAGATATTGAATTTGATGACCATCGTTGCCAATTACCGTGGGACTTTCGTGGTGTAATTGATGTCATTATAAATAATAAAAAAGCTGTTCTTAAAAATTCAGCTGAATTTAATAAAGATACTATCACTGAAAAAGTAACAACTGTTCCGACATATACTCCTTATCCCGGTATTCCAAATGCAGATATAACAAGTCCCGGTGATAAAAATGATAGTTTTAATCATGCTTCTGTTGATAAAGAGCAACCTTATTATTACATTAGTAATAACTGGATTCATACTAACATTGATTATGGAACTATTCATTTAAGATATCGAGCTTTACCAGTTGTTTATGACAGTATTATAAATATGGATGTTCCTCTTATTTATAATAATGGCCCTCTTAAAAAATATCTTAAACTTTATGTTCTTAAACAAATGTTATTAAGAGGCTATAAACATCCAGTTGTAAGTCTTACAGCAAATAATCCTTATACAAATCCTGCGATAGAACTCGATAGAATGAGAATACAAGTTCGAGTTTCTTGTAACAAATTTAGTAACGACCGTCGAGAGAATATTGCTACTATTCTTCGTACATTAGAATAATAGAAATTATGAAAGTTTTAGGTCTTGATTTAGATAATTCACCTCATATTGCACAAGATAAATCTTTACGATATGCTAAAAATATAACTATTGATAATAAAGGTCAAAGTTATTTTAATGAAAGAGGATTTGATTTCATAGGTGAATTAGATGATATTCTTGAAAATCATCCGACAAATCAACATATCATTCCTTATATTTATAGTGATGCCGATAATCACAAATATAATATTATAGGTACAATTCCAACTAATGTTGGTGTTGTACTTTTTTGCGTTGTAGAACACTGGAATAATGCAGATAAATCTGATTTACAAACTAACGACGCTATTATATATCTTAATCTTGATGATAATAACCCAACTGTAAAACGTTGTTTGTATAGTACATCGGGTGCATTTGGATTCAGTATTGATAGACCAATTCATGGAGATTATATATACAATTATAAAGAAAATTTAATTGTTACATTTACTGAAGGAACTGATGAATCAGCAAATGAAACAAGAATTATTAATTTGACTGACCCGTTTTATGATGGTAACAATGGAGATGATACTGCAATAGGATATGACATCACTGTTGATGAAGTTGATTCATTTAATCTTATTCCAAATGTTACTTATCCTGAACTTCAATTAGAAGTTAAAGACGGTGGTAATCTTAAAACTGGTGCTTATCAAATAGCAATTAAATATCGTCTTGATGATGGTACTTATACAAACTATTCTCCTTTGAGTACATCACTCATTGTTTGTGGTAATTATGAAGAAGATTATGCGTTAGGTATCGAAATCAATAAAAATATTACTATTAGTTTTAGAAATAGTGGTATTAAATATAAACATTGTAGGTTTGCTATTGTTTATATTACTGACGAAGCTCAATTATCATATGAAACTGATGATATTTCAATTAATGGTGTAAGTACTACTCATATTGTAAGTGATGTTTCATATTTATCTACTATAAGTCTTGATGATATTTTTATTAAAAATATATCATATATTCGAGATAATACTCTTGTTAATTTCAATAATAGACTTATTCGAGGTAATGTAAAAACTCTTGATTATAGTAAACTTGATAGTGAACTTAAAGAATTTACAGAGAATAATCTTGATGTTCAATTAAGTTGGAATCCGAGTTCTTCTTATATTAATAGTACTCGACGTTATTTTAAGAGTGGTGAAGTTTATGTTCTTTATGCTGGATATTATGATTATAAAGGTGACCTTGTAAATATACATCATATTCCTTGGAAAGCTAACAATTATGATATTGAAGCATATCCCGTAGGTTCTACTAATCAAAATGCTCATAAAATTCCTTATAAATCTGAAAATATTAGTAAGATTATAAGTCCGAGTTGGAAGAGTTTACCTGATATTGATGCTGCTGAACAAATAGATGAAATTGCTAAAACTGGAGTTGGTAGTGAGAATCCTACAATAGCTCGTAATCGTTATTTTACTTTATACGGAGTTTCGACTGGACATACAACAGTTAAAGCAAAAGGTCGTTCTTTAACAAAAGGTAAACTGAAATTACCAAGTCTTCCACTACCTTATACAACTGAAGATTCTGAAGGTGGAGTTAATCCTTCTGATTATCAAGTTGTAGTATTGGAGATAACAAGTGAGAATACATCGAGCCAGTTAATTGGTGTTGAATGTAGTCCTACATTTGGTGGAAATAATGTGATACCTGCTGGTATAAATTTAACTACAAAAGTTTATGATGCTACATCGGTAGTTAAACAAATTGATTCAGAAGAATCTGAAGTTGAAACTGGGTATTATGAAGTTTCTGAATCTAATCTTTTAGCATCTGATAGTAAATCTGCATTTATTGGTAATACAATTAATACCAAAACTAATTTCGTAATTAATCTTGATGCAAAAGAAACTAAATATATTTTAATTGAAGCTCGATTAAGTTATAAAGTTAATGGTTCAACTGCTCCGACATTTAATTGGTTAACTCAATTATATTCTACTTCTTCTGAATGGAATCCTACTTATACGTTAAGCCCTAATATAAATATTAAAGCTAATCTTGCTGGTAAAACAGATTTAATGAATAAATATATTAGTTCAATAGTTTATTTCTTTGTTGAACATAATATTAATAATTCTCGAATTGTTACACAAGGTTTCGCAATGCGAGATACTGAAACTAACAATTTTGGTAAAAATCAAACTTATAAAAATCCTTTTGGTGGAGATAATGCAAGATTTTACACATTTGAATATCTCTATAACAAAATAAATAGTATTCGAGGTAAACTTAAACCTCTATACTTTGAAACTGATGTTCTTAAATTTGTTAAAAATGAAGAACTTGATGATGATATAAAAGTATTTCCAGCTAAATGGAAAGGTGAAGATTTTGATGGGTTTGATACAAATCCTAATGAATCTGGAACTCGATTCTTAGATGCTGACATTAATAGTCTTACTATTGATATTTCTCGTGCAACTAAAGATGTTTCACTTGAATATATTAATGCTAATATTAGTTCTCAAAACAATATTGCTGGTGATAGTTATTATCGTATTGAAAAAGGTTTTGATGGATTTAATAAAGGTACAGATAATGAAGAATGGGCAAGAGGATATATTGCCGATTTAATTAATAATTCTGAAACACTTTATTCTGATGTTAATAATCAGAAACTTCAAATTGCATCTAATGTAATTAATATCAAAGGTTCTTCTGAAGTAATCACTCCTTTAGTTGGTGATACATTTATTGGATATATAACACTTCGAGCTACTGCTCCATCATCTGATTATCGTTATGGTGATGCTCAAGCAAAAGAATTAGATAGTAATGCTACTGTTTATCGTTGGATATTTACTGTTCCTCTTGAAAGTAAATTCAATATTCTTGCTCGATTCAGTGTTAATAACGTAGATAAATCTTTCAAATATCACGATAAACGTGGTAATGAATTACGTGAATTTTATCAATTAAGTTATCAAGTTGATAATTTCATAAATAGTAATGTTGGTAAAGGTTATTCTCCTGTTTATAATGAGAATGGTATTGAAACATTTACTTATTTTGAAGAAATTCCCGGAACTCAAGACCATCCTTATCGTATAATTCGTAGTCAATTACAGAGTGCTGAAAATGCTAATCTTAATTGGCGATTATTTAGAAGTGATGATTATAAAGATATGCCTTTTAATCGAGGTGAAATTATTGCATTGAAAACTGACAATAAAAATCTTTATATTCAACAGACTTATGGTCTGCATTTATTACAACTTCGTGATACACTTTCTAATACGGATGAAGGTACTTCGTATTTAGGTACAGCTGATATATTTAATATGGAACCTCAAGAGGTTACATATAGTCCCAGTGGTTATATAGGTTGTCAAAGTTATTTTGATACTCACGTTAATGTTATTGGTTATTTTGTTATTGATGCAGTTCATAGACGTATCTTCAATATCAATGGAGATAAAGTAAGTAATATGACTGCTCTTAATGCTCTTAAATGGTTTGACGGTAATCTTGCAAAAGATGTAATTAATCCGTTTAAGAATAATGGTAGAATTTGGGCATTTAATGAAGATACTAATATCTTATATTTAGTCCAAAATGTTAATAACAGACAGTTCACAATTAGTTTTAGTCCTATTGCTAATGCTTGGATTTCATTCCATGACTATAATCCTATTGTAGGTATTACCAATCGAAATGGATTATTCTGGTTTGATAAACATGGTATTTATGCAATATCTAAAAATAATTATGGTCGATTCTTAAAAGATGATACTGGTAATCAACTTATTAAAGAATCATATATTAAATTTATTCTTAATGATAATAATAGTTATAATAAG